AATACAAAACGATTGTTATTTATATCGATTATAAATTGCATTTTAGTTGTAGTTTAATTAAAATATTATTTATATATTTGTCCAATATTTAACAACTTAAATTTTAACAAAATGAAAACACTATTTAAATTAATCCAAAATTACCTTTACGGAAATCAACCTTTAAACTTTACAATCTAATGAGCAACTACGACTACGATGTTATCGGAACAGGAAACTCCGAGCATCCCTACAACAGACCTCCAATGGAAGATGAAATATTTGAATCTGATAATTTATCAGAATGTTTAAACTACTCAAAATTAGCCAGCGATTACGAACCACTAGAAGCTGCTATCTACAACAACGACATCATAATTGAAAACGCTATCAGTGAAATTCAGTTTTGTATAGATTGCCTTCAAAATAACAATCTAGTAAAAAATAGATTATTAGCAGTTAAACGAAAATTAATTAATACTCAAATAAAACGTTATGAATAATTGGCAAGAAAAAATCGGAATCGTTATCATCATAGTACTATGTATTAGTGCTATGGTAATTTTAGAAAATTTAATATCAAATATATGAAATAAATTTTGTATCTTTACTGTATCGAGGACTAGCGATAATAACAACTTAATAAATTGCCAATCGTTTAAAGACTAGTCCCTTTTTTCGGTTGGCTTTTTGTATTATGGAAAATGAAATTTGGAAAACAATTGAAGATTATCCTAATTATCAAGTATCTAATTTAGGTAGGGTTAAAAGTTTAAGTAGAACTGTTTTTTTAAAAGGAAAACATCCTTTTATATCAAAAGAAAAAATATTGAAAACAAGCATTGACAATTCTAATTATTATAACGTTAATTTATATGAAAAAGGAAAAATAAAAACTAGAACAGTACATCAACTTGTTGCAATTGCTTTTCTTAATCATAAACCTTGTGGATTTAAATTAGTAGTTAATCACAAAGATTTTAATAAATTAAATAATTGTGTTGAAAATCTTGAAATTGTTACGCAAAGAGAAAATTCTAATAAAAAACATTTAAAAAGAAGTTCACAATATACTGGAGTTTATTGGTATAAAGAAAGAAAAAAATGGAGATCTATGATTTGTATTAATAATAAAAATAAACATTTAGGCTATTTTGAAACAGAATTAGAAGCACAACAAGCATATCAAAATAAATTAAAACTAATATAACTATGTCAGAAACTGTAAACTTTCTAATACTTCAAGTCGAAGCATTGAAAAAAGAAAACCAACGTCTTAATGACGAACTAGGCAAACTGAAAACAGCAGCCTTTGAAACTAGATTGTCGGATTCTACTTTTTGTAATCCTGAACAAATTGAAGTGAATTATCAACTTGTAACACCTAACTAATAATGTACGAAATTTTAACACTAGGCATTATCGCCTACGGAATTTTAATCGGGTGCTTTGCTATCCTAAGCCGAGAACACGACAAACTGCAAAAGGGGTATAACGGCCTATTGAAAGAGAATAAAGAACTAAGGGCATCGAATATCGAGCTTATTGATGCGAATATATCGCTAATTAGTAAACGAAATAGCTTAAATGTAAATGAGTTTGGAATGAAGAAAAACAAAACAATATGAATAACATTTATCAAATCCAACAGGATTATTTATCAATCACTAATGAGTTGATTGAAAACGGTGGGGAGTTATCTACAGAAATTGAAACTGCACTTGCAATAAACAAGTCAGAACTGCAACAAAAGGCAGTAGCTTATATCTACGTAACGAAATCACTTGAAGCCGATGTAAGTACTATCGATGATGAAATAAAGCGATTGCAAGCCTTAAAAGCTAGTAGAGTAAAGACTATCGACAAACTCAAAGAAACGGTTAAACAAGCGATGGAACTGTACGAAATTGAGGAAATCAAAACAGCGACTTTGAAAATTAATTTTAGAAAAAGTGAAAGTGTTGAAGTTGATGAGAATATTATATCGGATGATTATTGCAAGTTTAAAACAGTACGCACACCTGATAAAGCAATGATCAAAGATGCAATCAAATCCGGAGCAGAAATTTATGGAGCTTCTTTAAAAATTAACCGTAACATTCAAATAAAATGAGTAAAAAGAAGTCAAATGAATGCGCATATTAAAATAATAAGACAAGAAATATATAAAATATTATGAATCCTAAAAAAAAGAGCGTAAACATGCATAAACTATACGCATTAATGGTAATTCTACAATGGAATTTAGACGATTTAAAAGTTACAACACCTAGAATGCAAAAGCTAAAAGATACGTTGGATGAGTTTTGTACACTTCTAAACGATGAATGCGCTGGAACTAACACCCTACAAAATACAACGTACTTTCAGGAAATCACGCATAAAATAGATACTTTAATGCGGAAAAGTTTTGATAGTAATATGTAATTTATTATATTTGCTTAACTAAAAAGTTCGGCTAGGGACTTTCACAAATTTATAACACCCCTTTTAATGCTTAATTCTAGCCAATTAAGATTTTTAAAAGGGGTTTTAATTTAAAATCATTATGAAAAATGAAATTCAAATAATGCCAGTTAATGACATTATGGTAATGGCAAAAACTTTTGCCGAAAGTGGAATGTTTACCGATGCGAAAGCAATGGGTCAAGCGTTTGTTAAAATTCAAGCAGGGCAGGAAATAGGAATACCTCCTTTCGCTGCAATGAGTGGTATTCATATCATTCAAGGTAAACCAACTTTAGGAGCTGGACTTATTGCAAGCGCCATCAAGGGGAGTGGTAAGTACGATTACAAAGTTAAAGAACTTACTGAAAAAAATTGTTCCATTGAGTTTTTTCAAGGAAATGAATCAATAGGGGTTTCTAACTTTTCTATTGAAGATGCAAAAAAAGCACTTACAAAAAACATTGATAAATTTCCAAAAAATATGCTTTTTGCCCGTGCTATTTCAAACGGTGTTAAATGGTATTGTCCTGATGTATTTTCTGGTCCTGTTTATGTTCCTGAAGAAATGCCAGAGGTTACAGTAGACGTTCAACACGTGGAAGTTGTAGATCCTAAAATTATCAAACTAAATCAAAAACAGTTTGATAAACTATTGACTGCCGATATTGCCACAGTTGAATTATATCTTGATAATTTAGAACAAGGTAAACTTGATCTTACCGATGCACAATTAGCACAATTAAATATTTATTATGAAACTCTTAAACCAATAGTATAATGGAAATTCAAGGCAAAATTAAAATGATTGGAACAACTACAGAAGTAGGTAGTTCGGGATTCAAAAAACGTGACATCGTAGTTACAACCGACGAACAATATCCACAGGACATTCTAGTTCAATTCGTGCAGGATAAATGCGAAATACTAGACAAGTTCAAAGTTGGCGAAAGCGTGACTATATCTTATAATTTAAGAGGTCGTATGTGGACTGATCCAACAGGAAAAGAAGTATATTTTAACACTATTCAAGGGTGGTTAATCAAACACGACACCACAACTCCTGCGCCCGAAGCAGTACCAGTAGCACAATTTGCACCGACAACAAAACAACCTGCAGGGCAAGTTCCTGATGCAGTAGATTCAGATTTACCTTTTTAATAATAATGGGGTGCTTAATTGCACCCCTAATATTTAACTTATGAATCCATACGAACCAATATTATCAGAATTAGCAACAAGATTGCTAGACACTGCCGAAGTAAAACAGAATTTTTCAAATAATGCGTTTTTAGACTCTATAATTATTTTTGAAACTGTATTTATGGATAAATTATATGATTGTCAGAATTACGACAATATGAACCTAGAAGATCGTTTAAAGATGGTTGATTTTGCTGCTAAAGACTTAGTTAAATTGATTCACACCTATACAGGATTAGACACTATTAAATTAGTTAATGACTATGAACTCAACAAATAAAAAACGTTTCACAGAGGCATACCTAAAATACACCCTAGAAAAGTATCCTTCATTCGTAGGTCGTGAGGCACATCTACCGCCTCCTAAATTAAAAGAATCGGGAGCAAACGATTTAACTAGATTAGTGATTGACTTCTTAACTTTCAACGATTGCCAAGCCGAAAGAATATCAAGTCAAGGTCAATATAGAGATGGTAAAAAGGTAGTAACAGACTGTATAGGTCGTAAACGTACAATAGGCAGTGGTATATGGACACCAGGAACATCAACAAAAGGAACAGCTGATATAAGCGCAACTATAAAAGGTCGTTCTGTAAAGATTGAAATCAAATGGGGTGCTGATAGACAATCACAAGCACAAAGAGAATATCAAAACGCAATAGAAAAAGCAATGGGAATTTATATTATCGTGAAAACTTTTGACGATTTTGTATTGTGGTTCGATTCTTTTTCTTAAATTTACACAACCGCAATAAGATGCGGTTTTATTAGCTAACAACTTGTAAAAATTTTAACTATGACAAAATATGATTGCACCCGAAAAGTAGAACGATTGCGAATTTACAAAACAGATGATGAGGTTTGTAAAATAATTGGTATAAGCCGACCTACTCTATACACTAGACTTAAACAGTCGAACTGGAAAACTGCTGAAATTTATCTAATTGAAAGACACTCATTATGAAACTCAAAGAAGCGTTTGACCGTTTGAGATTTACTCTCACAAAGCAAAACAAACCGAACCAAACCGACATAGAAGCATTTAATGAAATAGGTAAATACTTTTCTTTGCATCAAAAAGACATCATACAAGATAACTTACTATTTGCTAAGCTATACGCATTTACTCTATCGGAGTTACTTACTTACTATTCAGATATAGACTTTGCCAACAAAGAACTAAATAAAGTCCTTAGCGAGCCTATTTGTATCGAGAAACTACGTCTTAGTATTAGAACAATGGAACTACGTAACTACTTCGCACAAAAAAAGATACTAGATCCATTCTTAAAAACTAAAACAGTTAAAGAGTTGGAAGAAATCCACGAAAGGTATTTAGACAAATTACCACAATTAGACCCTATAGAGTTTGCTAAAGTTGGTAATAATTGGAGTGAGGCTGAAGTAATTTATAATTTAGAAACGAGTATCAATTTATCAATTCAAAACTTTAAAAACAATGTTTGAGCCTATCCAACTAATACCAAACGAAAAACCGATAGTTAACCTTAGCGATAAATTACAGCAATACGAAATAAACGCAGTTGATGTAATACCACCTCCTGAGGTTGCACTAAAGATAGGTAATGCAAATGTTGGTACACTCGGAAATATACTTTCTATTATCGGGAAAGCTAAAAGTCGTAAGTCATTCTTTATAGCGATGGCGATAGCCGTGAGCGCTTCAAAAGACACTGTTTTCAATTTATTCAAGAACGAGCTACCAAAAGACAAAAGCACTATTCTTTACTTCGATACTGAACAAGGCAAATATCACGTCCAATTAGCACTTAAACGTATTTGTAAACTAATAGGAGTTAGAGAACCGCATAATCTAAAAGTATATGGGTTAAGAGCATTAAACCCAATAGAACGAGCCGAACTAATAGAATATGCAATATACAATACAAGCGGTTTAGGCATTGTATTTATCGACGGAATAAAAGACCTTATAACATCGATAAACGATGAAGAACAGGCTACAATGATAGTCAGTAAGCTAATGAAATGGAGTGAAGAAAAGAATATACTTATCACAACCGTATTGCACCAAAACAAAGGCGATAATAATGCACGTGGACACATAGGTACTGAACTAAACAATAAAGCCGAAACGGTGCTATCTATTAGCAAATCTACCGATAATGAAATGGTATCAATAGTATCACCTGAGATGTGCCGAAACATCGAACCTGAATCATTTGCATTCGAAATAGACGAAAACGGAATACCTTATATATCTGACTATCAATTTGACAGTAAACCAGTAAAAAGAATGAGCAAAAAAGAGTTATTTGAAACGTTTAAAAACGATATTGTATTAGATATTTTTGCTACTTCTGCAGAATTAGGTATAGGTTACGGACAACTACTAGACCACTTTAAAAGAGCTTACTTAGTTAAATGTGGTGAAAGTATATGCGAAAGAACCTCAAAAGATTACATTAAATATTTAATTGAAGAATCATATATACTTAAAAGTCAAGAAGATAATAAATATTATTTAGGTACTGCAATTCAAACGCAAAATGATATATTTTAATGATAAATGTAATACAAATATTATTAATAAATGGTGCAAACATTGTTGCACTACTACTTTACACATTGCACTAGTGTAATGGTGCAAACGTGTATATATAGATACACGTTTGCACTACACCACTACACCAAACTAATTTAAACTAAACTATGGCACTTCATCAACTAGCAGCAGACACTAAACTAAAAGTTATAGCAATAAACAAAATCACGTTTGAAGAACACGAAAGCATAATGACTTACATCGAATGGATCAACTTAAACAAATCAACTAAATTTTATTATAAAGCAGTAGCAATCTAAAAACTAAATCAAATGTTAAACTCTTTTCAAATATCTAAAAAAATAAAAGCAAATTACAGCACCGTAAGTCGTGCTATTAAAAGACTAAACTTTATCCCAATGCAAACATTAGGTAAAAATAATTTTTATGATGAGTTCCAAATAGAGCTACTAATAGAACACCTAACCAATAAAGGACTTATAAACTATGAAAAATTAATGAGTGTTGCTGAAATAGCAAAAGCAACTAATTTTCATCCTGATAGAATTTCGAGAATTATACAACGTGAGAAACTAAAACCGATTAAAACAAACCCGTTACGATTCAATGAAAATCAACAAAATATAATATTTACTTTTCTATACTACGAAAACAGATTAATGTATCTTACATTCGAATCCAAACTAAACGACTCTAACTTCGACACATCAGAATTATACTCACGTGAAAATTTTATTAGTTGTGGTTATATTATTAAAAAATAATTTGTAATTTTGAATCTGAATAATCACTTTTTTTCAAATGGAAAAGAAAAATGGAGGGGCAAGACCCGGAGCAGGACGTAAACCAAAAATAGATGAAATTACATTGATTGAATCAATGGACGCTGTTATGGTTCCTGAATCAGTTTGGAAGTCTTTAAGCGAAAAAGTAGAGGCAGGTGACACAAACGCTATCAAAACGTGGTTGCAATATCGATACGGAATGCCTAAACAGTTTATCGAAAGTAAAAATATAAACGTAGATGCTGGAAAACTTACAGATGAAGAAATAAAGAAAATAAATGACAACCTCGAACAACTTTACTAATGAAGAAAAGGTTTTAAAAGTCAAATGTGAAAAATCCCTTTTATTCTTCACACGTTATATTTATAAAGAAAATCACAGGCGTAATTTTATAGTTGCGCCTCATTTAGTTAAAATAACCAATGCTTTAGAGCGTGTTGTAAGTGGTGAAACTAAACGACTTATAATAAACATACCACCTCGTTACGGTAAAACTGAATTAGCCGTTAAATGCTTTATTGCGTGGTCACTTGCTAAAAATCCATCCGCAAAATTTATACATTTATCATATTCAGATGATTTGGCACTAGACAATAGCAGCCAAACAAAAGAATACATTGAATCTGAGGCGTTTCAACGTTTTTGGCAAATGGAGCTAAAAAAGGACGCACAAGGTAAAAAGAAATGGTTTAATAAAGATGGTGGCGGTGTTTATGCAACCGCTTCGGGTGGTGCGATAACAGGTTTTGGTGCTGGTGTTGCTGAATCGAAATCTTTTGCAGGTGCAATAATAATAGATGACCCTTTGAAACCAGATGACGCATCAAGTGAGGCAAGGCGTAATTCCGTAAACGAAAGATACAACAACACAATTAGAAGCCGGGTAAATGACAGGGAAACACCTATAATTCTAATTATGCAACGTTTGCACGAGGACGATCTATCAGGGTATCTATTATCAGGTGGCAGCGGTGAAGAATGGGAGCATCTTTGTTTGCCTGCTTTAGATGAAAATAACAATCCACTTTGGGAAGAAAAACACTCTTTTAAGGAATTGGAACAGATTAGACAAGCAAACCGATACAATTTTTCAGGGCAATATATGCAACAACCATCACCAGAAGAAGGGGGGGAATGGCGTAAAGAGTGGTTTCAAATAATGGATAAAAGCGAAGTTCCTTTACAGTCTTTAAAGTGGGAATTGATAATTGATGGTGCTTATACTAAGAATACGGCTAATGACCCAAGTGGTTTTCAAATTGGGGCGAAATGGAATAATAACTATGTGATTTTATCTAGTATCGATAAATACCTAGAAATGCCAGAACTATTAAAGTTTATTCCTGCACATATTGAAGCCTCAGGGGTTACGGTTGCAATGACTTTAGTTGAGCCGAAAGCATCAGGGAAATCAATTAAACAAATGATTTATACTGAAACAAAACTTAATATTGCAGAAATAAAGACTAATTTCGTAAATGCTAGTAAAATAGAAAACGCTAGGGCGTGTTCGCCTTACATTGAAAGCGGACGTATTATACTAATAAAAGGGGCGTGGAATGATGGATTTTTACAGCAGGTCGGTATGTTTCCAAATGCAAAACACGATGAGCATATCGATTTAACGTGTTACGGAATTGAAAGAAATTTGATGAATGAAACATTTTTTACATTTTAATTTATATCTTTGATAAAACTTTCATAAAATGGCAATAAATAGAATCAAATTAGCGTGGGATATACTTACAAATCCAAATAAAAACCTATTTAACGAATCGATTTATAAATTAGTTGGGGGTTTAACCTCAACTTATAACGGAACTTTAGAAGTGTTAATTACAAAAGGATACGGAGAAAACCCGGATGTAAATGCTATCGTAAACCAACAAGCTAGTAAAACTACAGCAGTGCCATACTATATTAAGAAAATCGAAGATAAAGAAGCTCTTAAACAACTAAAGAAGTACCCAAACAATCCTACACTTCAACAAAAGTTATCTATTAAAAAACTACAAAAGAAAGCTTATAAAACCGATAGCGAATTACCAATGCCGTTATTAAGACCAAATGTTAATCAAAGTTGGAATGATATATTTTTCTTATTCAAAGTATATTTAAAAGTTTGTGGTAATGTTTATCTTTATAAACAAACAGTTAGCGAGGGTATGAATGCTGGGAAACCAGTACAACTTTACATTTTACCTAGCCATTGGATGCAAATTGTGTTGAAACCAAACGCTAATTTGTTAAGTGTTGATAATCCTATTGACTATTTCATTATGGAGCAAGGCAACCAGTTTGTTAAATTTCCTGCTGAAAATATTATACACATCAAACGTGCCAATCCTTTTTATGATAATAGCGGTTCGCACTTATACGGTTATTCAGAATTAATGGCGGCAATACGAAATATAAACAGTTCTAATAACGCAATTGATAACAACACTAAAACAATGCTTAATAGTGGGGTCTATGGATTTATTCACGCTGGGGATGGTGCGACACCATTAACAGCCGAGCAAGGGCAATCGTTAAAAGACAGATTAGTTGAGATGGATAACAATACTAATAGACTTTCAAATATTGCAGGAGCTTCTGCTAAACTAGGTTTTACTAGAATTTCATTAACAACCGATGAACTTAAACCGTTTGACTATTTGAGTTATGACAGGCGTACACTTGCAAACTGCCTTAATTGGAATGTAGATTTATTGAATGAAGAAAAGAATGGATCAGGCTTTGGAGTTGATACAATGAATGAGGCGCGTAAACGAGTTATTACCGATAACATAAAACCTGATTTGGATTTGTTGGCAGAATACTTAAATATGGAATTTATACAAAAATTCAAAGGTTATGAAAATACTGAAATAGACTTCGATATATCAGAATTGCCAGAAATGCAAACCGATATGAAAACTATGGCAGAATGGGTTAATCAAGTTCCGCTAACATTAAACGAACGTAGAGAAGTGTTCAATTATGAGGAGATAGAAGATGAAATGATGAATGAGGTTTACATACCAACAGGAATAGTAAATATTAATGATGTAGCTGTTTTAGACAATGATAGTAGTATCTGATAAATATCGCACACGTTCAGAGCAAACAGCTAATAGGATAGTCCGTAAACATATCCGTAAAATTATAAAGGATATTCCTTTCGGCAATATGAGCAAAGCTACTTATGAGGCTTTGATTATTGGCAATCTAACAAAAGAAAAGATTGAAAAAATGTATCTTGATTTATATACAACCGTCGGAGAACCAATTTATAATTCAATAGATAAAAGGTTAAAACGTGTTAAGTTATTCGGTGACAATTGGTTTAATGAGTTAATGAATCTTTGGTTACAGCAGAATGCAGGACAAAATATTACTTCGGTACATTCAACCTTAATTCAATCTATTTTAGATACTATCTCACAAGGTTATGAGCAGAATTTAAGCACACAAGATATTGCCCGATTACTAGAACAACAAGGATATTATAGATATCAATCGTTACGAATAGCAAGAACTGAAACTACAACGATAACCAATGCATCAACTATAATGGCTGGCAATAGTTCTGATTTGGTAATGGATAAAGTTTGGATTAGCGCACAAGATAACCGCACAAGGCGAAAACCACGAAATAAGTTTGACCATTTACATATGAACGGTGTGACAGTACCGTATGAAAGTGATTTTAATGTAAGTGGAGAAATGTTAGCCTTTCCGGGTGATCCAACAAATGGAGAAAGTCGCACAAGCGGGGGAAACATTATCCAATGCCGATGTAAAGTAGCTTTATTGCCTAGATTGGGAGATGATGGATTACCAATGAGAAAAAATAATTAAACTATTTAGACTAAATTAAAATAACTTTTATATATTTGTACTATGGACTTTAAACAATTATCATATTCGCTCAAAGATTTAGACGAAGCTAAAGGAATAGTAGTAGCATATGCCAATGCTTACAACTATAAGGACTCAATGGATGATATTTCTGCATACGGTTCTTTTGATAAAACCGTAAAGGAAAACTACAAAAGAATTAGAGTTTTGAAAGATCATAATTCTAGTATTATGATAGGAGTGCCTTTGAATATCGATACTAAAGATACATATGGTTTATTGACTACTACTCAATTTAATCTACAAAAGGAAGTGTCTAGGGATATGTTTACGGATGTAAAATTGATGCACGAAACTGGATTAAATGCTGAATTGTCAATCGGGTATCAGGTTATGCAACGTGACCAAAAGAATAAATCTATTATTACTGAATATAAATTAATGGAATATTCTTTTTTATCTTCTTGGGGAGCAAACCAATTAAGCACAGTACAAGATATAAAATCCATTAAAAACTATTACGGACTAATGGAATTAATACAAAAATCATACGATTTGGATTACTCAGATGAAAGACTAAGACAAATCGAAAATTTATTAAAATCACTCGACAAAGAGCCGTTATTGAATAACACTCCAAACTTAGAGCCGATATACGACACGTTAAAATCATTTACAAACTCATTAAATCTAAAACACAATGGATGAAAAATTAATGGCTGAATTAGCCAACATCAAAGCAGGCTTGGAAACAAAAACAGCCTTAGAAGTAAAAAACGCACTAGAAGCGTTTGAAGTAAAATTGTCAGCAACTAACAAAAATCAGTTCGAAGCCGAATTGAAAGCTGTTACCGAAGCTATGGAATTGAAATTGAAAGAAGCACAAGATCACATCGACAAATTGGATGTTAAATTGCAAGAAAAAGCAGTTGAAACTAAAAATGAAGATGTTTTAGCTAAGTCTATAAAAGAACAATTTGATGGAATTGCAAACGTTAGAAAAGGCAACGCTATTCAAGTTAAAGTCGTTGGAAATATGACTTTAGGTGCAAACCTAACAGGAGATGAACCAAGAGTTTATAATAACGATGTTGTTATGATTCCAGGACAAATGGTTAACGTTTCTGACCTTGTTGGAAGTGTTAATATTGCAGGTGGTACTTATACCTATCCAAGAGAGGGAGCTGGCGAGGGTTCTATTTCAGCACAAACTGAGGGATCTTCTAAGTCACAACGTGACTACGACTTCACAATGGTAGATTTAGCAACCAACTTTATTGCTGGTTTCACACGCTATTCTAAAAAAATGGCTAATAACTTGCCTTTCTTAACTTCTTTTATCCCGAAAGCTTTAAGACGTGACTATGCAATAGCTGAGAATGCTGCATTTAATACTGTTTTGGCTGCTGCAGCAACTGCATCTGCTCAAATCATTACAGGCAAAAACAAAATTGAAATGCTTTTGAATGAAATAGCAACTCAAGAAGGTTTGAACTATCCTGTTAACGGTATCGTTTTACGTCCTGCTGATTATTGGGATATTTTGAAAACTGAAAAATCTGCCGGAGCAGGTTATGGCTTGCCTGGAATCGTTACTTTAGAAGGCGGTCAATTACGTATCAATGGTATTCCATTATATAAAGCCAATTGGTTAGCTGCTAATAAATATTATGTAGGTGACTGGTCACGTGTGAATAAAATTGTAACTGAGGGTCTTTCTTTGGAATTTAGCGAAACTGAGGGAACTAACTTTGTGACAAACAATATTACAGCGCGTATCGAAGCGCAAGTAGGTTTGGCAGTTGAGCAACCTGCTGCAATTATCTATGGTGACTTTACTTCTGTGTAAATTCTTACAAATAATAATTAATAAAAAGCTCTCATTATTGGGAGCTTTTTTGTATATTTGTATTTGTAGAGTCGTCGCTACAACTAAAAACATTATAAAATTCCACCATTGATAAAGACGACGACCTTTTGATATGGTGGTTTTTACATTATGGAAATTTGGAAAAATATTGAAGATTTAGAAGTAAGTAATTTAGGTAATTTTAGAAGAAATAGAATAATATTAAAACAGTATGAGCATAGGTATTTGTTTGTAATGTTATTGGGAAGTAAAATAAAATCTTCGCATAGATTAGTAGCTTTAGCGTTTATACCAAACCCTGAAAATAAACCGCAAATTAACCATATTGATGGCAATAAATTAAATAATAGGGTTGATAATTTAGAATGGGTAACTGCAAAAGAGAATACAAAACACGCTTTAAAAACAGGGTTACAAATAAGACATAAAGGAGAAAAATGTTTTCATTATGGGAAAAGAGGAGGAGAAGCAAACCGATCTAAAAAAGTATTAGACACTTCAAATGGTAAAATATACGATAGTTTGAAAGACGTTGTAAAAGATAGTGTTTATAGTTATAAAAATTTATCACGACAATTAACAGGAGAAAGAAAAAATAAAACTACCTTTGTATATGTTTCATAATTAAATAGATTGAATTAGTTAATTTTAAAACCGTTTGTTAATCCAAACGGTTTTTTTTATATCTTTGAATAACTTTAAAAATTAACGTTATGAAATATGAAGTATTAAAACCGTTTTTTAAACAGTCAGAGCAAAAAAACTATGAAATAGGTGACAGTATCGAACTATCGGAAGAAGATGCTTCCAATATGGTTAAATACGATTTAGTAAAAGAAATCAAACCCGTAAAAGCTAAAAAATAATGACTACTTACTTAGACGTAATACCATTAGAAACTGCTAAACTCTATTTAAAAGTAGATGCAGGACAAACCGAAACCGATGCGGAAATTACGCAAATGATAGGTAGTGCTTTATCTTATATCGAAAAGAAAACAAACCATATTTTCAAAACTAGGGATAAAGTATATTACAAAGATTGCGCTTTAGTGCAACAAGTGAGAGTTTATGATTACCCTATTGATAATAGCGTTACTAATTTAGATATTATTTACCGACAAAATTACGCTATTGTACCGACTATTGATGACGTGGCGACTTTAACAATAGGTTATTCCGATGTAGATGATATACCGACAGAGTTAATCGATTGCGCTTTAGGAATTATTAATTTTTGGTTTTATAATTCAGAAACAAAAGGAGCGGACAATTCAATTCCTGATTTTATTAATGCAACATTGGATCAAAACAGACGTTTTATATGAACCGAGCAAGAAAATACGATAGATTAATACAACTTTGGAAAACTACTGAGGTATCAGATGGGTATGGTGGTTATACTGTAACCGATGCTTTGCAATCTACTTTTTGGGCAAATGTAAGGACACCAAGCTCACGAAATCAAGCCGATAACGGAAGCGTTCAAAATATTAATCAAATTGTATTTACTATCAGAAATCGTTACGATATTGATATAAATATAAAGGATAATTTTATTTTATATCAAAGTAAAAAATATCAAATAAACAATATTGTAAATCAGGATTTGAATAATATTGAAGTCGAAATAGTTTGCAATGGAAATTAAAGGAATAGAGCAGGTCGTGGCACAACTTCGCAAATATGGCAAAGAAGTTGAAACCGATATTGGAGCTATTACGCAAAGGGTTGCAAGTGAAATCGCTTTAGATGCTAAAAACATAGCTCCGACAAATTTTGGTTCTTTAGGTCAGTCAATAGTGGCAGTTGAACAAAATAAAACCGTTTGGGATATTTCAGCAGGGGGTATAAAAGCACCTTATGCCGCTTTTGTTGAATTTGGAACTGGAACACTTGTAAAAGTACCGAGTGAATGGACTGAAATTGCAGCACAATTCAAAGGTAAAAAGATAGGTTTAGAAGGTGGATTTTTGAAGAATATAAAAGAGTGGTGTAAATATAAAGGAATCCCAGAAGAATACGCTTTTGCAATTATGCTGAAACTTTTGAGAGTTGGACAAAGACCTCAGCCGTATATGTACCCTAGCTATGTAAAAGGTCGAAAAAGTTACCTATCAAAACTAAAATTATTACTAAAAAAATATGGCAGCACTAAATAGCACAAACCCAAATAAACATATTAGAAAAGCTGTTTACAATTTAGTAAACGCAACATACCCTTGTTTTGATATGCAAGTTACAGGAAATAAAAACCCCGATACATACGTTTTAATGACAAGCCAAAGCAAAACAGTTGACAAGGCTAATAAATGTAATTATCGATGGGAATGCAGCCTATTATTGGATATAATCACTATTTACAAAGGTAGCGGTAATACAGGGTCAAGGGTTAAGGGTGACGATGCAGAAAGTGCTATTTATGAACTGATAAAAAACATAAATATAACAGGGTATACGGTTGTAAATCGTACATTTTCTTTTCCTGATTCTTTGTCGTTAAAAACACCAACTGAGAACATTTTTAGAAATTTCATTAGAATTGAATTATTATTAAATTAATTTGTATCTTTGATAAAAATAAAAACTTAAAAACTAAAATATTATGGCATTAAAAGGAGAAAACGGCATACTTTATATTTATGCTACAACTTGGAAACCCGTTGCTTGTTTGACTTCAAACGGGTTAAATTCTGCGGTTTCAGTTATCGAAAGTCAAACTAAATGCTTTCCAGGTGTTGTGAAAAAACAAGCTGGATCATTTTCTTATACTATCGATGCAGAGGGTGAGTATATCGACACAACAACAGCAGGAGGCGACACAGCTAAAAAGTCACACGATGCTTTGTTTTTGTTGCAACAAGCTAAAACATTAGTAGAATGGAAATTAGATACTGATGTTACTGATAACGATTCAGTTAAGTATTTCGGTTTTGGTTTAATTACTGATTTAGCATTAACACAAGGTTCAGGTGATGAAATCTCAACGTTTAGCCTTACTTTAGACGGTGACGGTGCAATAGTACTAACTGATCCACACGCATAATGAATAAAATCACTTTAAATTTAGGAGGTAAAGATAGAGAGTTTCATTTTGGTATAGGCTTCATTGGTTTATTTTTGGAACAGTCAGGAATACAAATGTCCGAAATTGACACCAAGATAAAAGAAAACCCTTTTAAATTAATTCCTGAAATGATGTACTATTCTACATTATTTGCAGATAAAAGAACAGGAAAAGAGGTTGATTATGATGCTTATGATATGGCAGAATGGATAGATGAAGCGGATGGAATAAATGGTAAAGAAGTAATTGAATTTACAACCGCTTTTTTTCAATCGCTTGTTAAAGACGTTCCAACACAACCAGAAGTTAAAAAAAAAGTGACGAAAAAATAAACTGGAGCGAAGATGTAATATGTTTTGCCATTGGTGAACTTAGAATGCCTAATTTGGAAGCCGTTTACGATATGACGTGGGCAGAGTTCCAAATTAGGCTTTTTGCTTATAAAAGAATGGAATTAAACAACGCATACAAACTAAGGGAGTTAATGTGGACTTGTTATACAGCCCCACATTTAGACCCTAAAAAGTTAAGCAAAAGAAAAGAACAGTTTATGCCTTTACCTAGTGACAAAAAGCAAATAAGCGGTGTTTCTGAGGCAATGAAACAAATATTTTTGAACGAATACAAAAAATGGCAAAATGGCACAGGACAAATTAACGGTTAGCATTGGTGCTGACATATCCGACTTACAAAAAGGAATATCACAAGCCGAAAAGGAAATTCAGGATTTAAAGAAAATCAAATCCGATAATATAAAAATCGGTGCTGATACTTCACAAATAAACACCGCTATTGACCAAGCAAAAGCAAAACTTGCAACACTGCAAAAGTCAGCAACAGGAGCAGAAAATGCAATGCAAGGTTTCCAAAAACAAACCGCAAACGGTGGCGTTGCTCTTACTGCATTTTCACGTATAGCACAAGACGCACCTTATGGCATTATAGGTATTGGAAACAACATTACTAACACCGCTGAACAATTTGGGTATTTAGCCAAACAAACAGGGTCAGCAGGCGGAGCTGTAAAAGCGATGCTTAGTTCTTTGGCTGGTATTGGTGGTGTAATGTTAGGGATTTCCTTATTGGTTACAGGATTAACCGTTATGGCTCAAAAAGGAATAACCGTTGGCGATGTTATTGATAAATTGACTGGAAAATACGATGCATTCAAAGATTCAATGAATAAATTAGCAATCGACCAAGCTAAAAATTCAGGTCAAGAAATTGCTAATATGAATGCGCTTGTTTCAGTTGCTCAAAACGATTTAAAAAGTAAACAAGATAGGTTAACAGCAGTTGAGGAATTACAAAATCAATTTCCGGGTTATTTTGGTAATTTAACCAAAGAACAAATATTAACAGGGGATTTATCAACTGTTACAAAGGAATTAACTAAGGCAATTATAGCACGTGCAGAAGCATCCGCAATAGCTGATAAAATTGGAGAGTTGGCAGCTAAAAAATTAGATGCTCAGATTAAAAAAGAGAAAGCAATATTAAAACTAAAAGAAGCTCAAAAATTTGAAAACTATAATATTTCAAGCGGTGGTACTTTAGGGGCAAATGCAAACATTAGCAACGAAACAAGATTAGCAAGAGCAACATCAAATGTTAAAGATTTAAACCAAGAAATAGCCGATATTCAAGCAGAACAAAATAAATTAGCATCGATGCAAAATTTAAAAACTGCTGAATCAATTAAATTATTAGAAAAAAAGGCAACGGTTACAAAAGCAGTTAAACCAGTTGGAAGTACTCCACAAGTTACAGGAATACAAAACTTATTAAAACCTGCAGGATTAGTTGATGTAGAAGCACCAAAAATAAAAGGAATAGAAAATATATTCCCAAGCGGTGTTTTTGTGAAACCAATGTCAGAGGAATTTATGCGAGGCATTGAGTTAATGATGCAATTCAATGAGGATGTAAACGCATTAATTGAAGGGTCGATAATGGGTACATTTGACCGTTTAGGAAGCGCAATAGGTGACGCATTAGTAAACGGTGGTAATGTTTTACAAGCTATTGGACAAAGTTTATTACAAAGTTTAGGAGCGTTTTTATCAGATTTAGGCGGAATGCTTATTAAATACGGTACTTTAGCAGTATTAAAAGGGAAATTAGATTTAGCAATCCTTACAGGTGGACCAGTATCGATAGCAGCAGGGATAGCAGCGATTGCGGTTGGTGTTGCATTAAAGGCAGCAGGGGGAGCAATAGGTTCAGCAGCAAGGGGCGGTCAAACTTCTAATAGTGGCGGCTCATCTTCCAACTATTCAACTTCTAGCGGCGGATTCAGTACTGCAAGTTCAAGCGGTGGTACAGTAGTATTCGAGATAGCAGGACAGAAATTAATAGGGGTACTAAGTAATACACTAAATGCAAATAGACGCTTAGGAGGTCAAACAACTTTAGCAATATAATGGAAAAATACTATATCATATTTGGTGAATATCGTTTGAGTATAACTCAAAAAAACTATAGCGGATTTAGTACCGAAATATTCGGAAATATCACATTGACTAAGGGCGAAGTAGATACTATTTTAGAACCGATACGAGGAACAGGATTAAACCTATCTTTAGAAGCTAATTCCGCATTAACTTTTGATGAGTTTGTACTAGCTGAGGAACAGACTTATTATGTGCAATTGACAAAATCAGGCAATATCATTTACAACGGATTTATAAAACCCGATGGAATACAACAATCATACGTTAATAACGAATGGATGGTTAACATTGAAGTAATCGACGGATTAGGGGCAATGAAAGACCTTTCTTTTGTTAAATCCGATGGGTATCACTTTACAGGCAAATTATCATTTTATGAAGTTATAAAAGGGTGTTTAGATCGTACAGGGATATTAATGCCAATTTATTCTAGTGTTGCTTTGGCGTATGATGGATATGTAGGAACTAATATTCTAAAAGATACTTATGTAAATGCCTCACGTTACTATAAAAAAGATGGTGAAACGATAATGGATTGCAACGAGGTTTTAACTTCGATTCTTAATATATTTTCGGCTGTTATTACTCAGGAAAACGGTATTTGGTGGGTTTATAGACCCACTGATTTAAAACCCAATACAACGTTTATAAACAATACTTTGAATACTGAAATAATAGTTAAAACTAACTATGTTTTGGGTTCTCAAATTGACAATTATTATCCGCATCACTGCGACGCTAACCAACAAATCGAAGTCAAAGGCGCAATTAGTGCCTATCGTTTGCGATATGAATATGGCTTTTTGGATGGATTCATTCTAAATAAAGACTTAGTACATAGTAGTACTATGGTTTTTGATAATTGGACTGTAAACCCTACGAATGCAGGATTAATAATTAACGACCCTAATGACTTAACAGGGGTTAAGATGTATTCAGATTTTAATGCTTTATTAGAAGTAATGACATCACATTCTTTTACAGTAAATGCGGGAGCTTCTTTGAGGGTTAAAGCTAGTTTATGGGTAAATGCCGGAAGACAGTTTTTTAGATTTAGACTAAAAAGAAGCGACGGAAAATATTGTAATACAGCAGGTGTTTGGACAACAAACCCAAATGATTATTTTCAAGGCGAATGCGGAAGTGTTAATGGTTTAGCTTCAACTGCTGATTTTAGTTTTATAACAGAATCAATAGATGCAAATTGTACTGTTACTTTGACCATTTTAAGACCAGTTTATGCTGCTTTATTTGGGATGGGACAACCAACTGAAATAAATAAAATAGACGTAACCGATGCAAGCCAAACAGAAAACGGAATAGTGGGCACTTTCTATACAGTTTCAAGGGTTAACCCTCCAAGTTCAATTACAAAAGAAAATCAAACTGTATTTAATGGGGATAGTACTTCTTTGTTAATCGGTTCTCTTTACAAAGCCGATAAAACAACACTTACAACTTATTGGAATAGAGCAGGATTTATCGAAAATAAACCGATATTATTAATAAGTGCTGAGGATGATTTAAGAGTACAAAGAAACGCAATTAAAATATTTAGCGGAGGGATTTTTGGTTTGTTACCTTATTTATCTATAATCAGTATAAATAACGTTTTAGGTAAATTTATGTTTACAAATTACAGTTATGACTTGATGACAAATAAAATGAGTGCTAAATTAACTCAGCTTTATCAAGATGAGGTTGGGGATATTGAATTTTTAATTACTCCCGATTACGGAAATACTGTAAAACCAACAATAAAGAATTAATATATTCAAAATAATTTTATATCTTTGAAATATGGAATTTACAAACGGTGAAGATAGGATATTGTTTTTAAAACTGAATGGGGCGTGGCTTCCAGTTGGATGTTTAACTGGCAACACACTATCTGAAAGTTCTGAAATGTTACCAACAACGACACGGGACAATGACGGATGGGCAACCTCACGACCTACAATGCAAAACTATTCGATAGGTTTTGAGGGATTGCAAGTAAATTCAACCGTTGCAATGGGTAATTTTAATCTAGCAAGTTATGACAGATTGAAATTATTGAAACGAAATAAAACGCTTTTAGATTGGAAAATACAAGGCGTAATATTCCCGATTGTAGATTATGGAAAATGCTATATTAATGAAATATCGGAAGCGTCAACAGTAGGGGAGTTTTTAAGTTTTTCAGGCTCTTTGGTTGGTTTTGGAATACCAAAAGTTACAACTTTAGGAGAAACAATATTAAACAATGGAGACCCTAATATTGTATTAGTTACCGATGTAAACGCAAATTTAGTAATCAAAACAAAAGAAGTATAAAATGGCAATAGTTCCAGCAGATATAACCACAATTAGAGTAGGACAGTTAACCGCTGCTTTACCTACTTTAACCGATAAAATACCTCACGAAATAGGAACAGACTTATTTCATTGTACTATTCAGCAATTAATCGATTTACTCAACTTAAACGTTGGAGCGTTTCAATATGAAATTAAGACTTTATATGTAAATCAAGAGTATATCGATACTAATTTAGACGCGACTGGCTTAGGAATTAATTTGTTAGAAGGATGGGCAAAAGTAAATGGGAACAATGGAACACCTCCTATGGCAGGGCTTGTTGAGGTTGCAGAGGGTACAGGTTATGCTATTGGTAGTTTTGGTGGCTCAAAAGAAGTCACTTTAACAACTGACCAAATCCCTGCTCATACACATACAAATAACGGTTCAAATAGTGATAATGGCGATCCAGGTCAATTTGTTTTAACGGCTCCTACAAATGGGGGTTCATCTACGGTTGTTCAATCTTCATCAATTGGACAAGGGCAACCGCATAATAATATGCAACCGTATATAGTTGTTTTAAAAATAATGAAATTATGATAGATCCAAATGCAATAAGTACGATAAGAGTTGACCAATTAGCCGCTGCTGATTTTAATTTAACCGATAATATACCACACGAAGTAGGACAAGTTTTGAAACGTGGCACTGTTCAACAATTAGCTGATTTAATAGCAGCACAAATAGAAACTTCTGGAGGTGTTGGTTATTTACCTATTTCTGTAACCGATGGGCAACAATTACCAGACGTACCAACAGAAGCGAGTTTCTTTTTGTGTGGCAAAGGAACGTTTTTGAACATAAACGGTTATCCTAGCATAGTTTGTACTGAGGAATTAAACGCTATAATGAGCGTTACAGACCATTGGGAAATAGCAGTAGAAATACCTATTGAAGTTAATCCAGAAGCGATAGGAATAGCACAAACTATTAACGAGGGAGTTTTAGATTCAGCACCTTCACAAGATGCAGTTTATCAGGCTATACATAGATTTCTTAACGCAGTAGGGTCATTCCACTACGCAGATGAAGCCACACAAACAACACCTATTTCAGTAACTTCGGGTGTTGAAACATTATTAACAAATGATGCTTTAGGAGAATACACAAGTATCACAAACGCTCCTTATGGAGTGCCTACGGTTTGGGATGCTGTTAATAACGAGTTTGATTTTAGCAGTTTATCTATTGGGGATTTAGTACATATTAGACCCGATTTGTTGATTGATTTAGTGGGTACTAATACATCGTATGAAATCTATATGAAATTAGCTATTGGCACAGCTAGTGAGTGGATTTTAGACTTATCAACTTCTGAAAGAAAATCAACAAGCGAGTTTAAGAAAAACGCATTTATAGGGTTTGATATTGAAAATGAAGATACACGTACAGCACCAGCGCAGATTTTTATTAAAACAGATGCAAACGCAACCGTTAAAGTAAACGGATGGTATGTTGAGGTATTGAGGAAAAACATTAATATAGTTGATATTGTTGCAAATTATATCCCTGATGTTGACGCTTCTTTAAGATTTTACAATGATGGCATTAATAATGTTATAGGTAGCAATGTCAGTAGTTTTAAGACAAGTGTTATTTGGAATACAGGAGATTCAACAACTTTCATACTTCCATTTATTCCTACTAATTTAATTGGTATATTTATAAATGGATTAAAACTGTATAAATCAAGTCAATTTAACTTAATTTTACCAAATCAAATTGAAATATTACAAGATTTAGAAGATGAAGATGTCATTGATTTTATTTACGAACATTATAATGAAACCCCTTAATTATGTCAGGAAAAATAACAGCAAACGGATTTAAAAAAGAAGGAGGAAATGGATTAAATGTACTTTTAGACAATGGAAGTACTAAGCCTTTGTCTGAGTTAAGTAGTGGTATTTATAAAAAATATACAGCTTTAGTAAAACAAACAGGGACTTCAATACCCACAGCTACAATACTGGAAAATGATTTGAGTGAAACTCCCACTTATGGGCGAACTGGCGCAGGAGTTTATACAATAAACACAGTTGGTGATGTTTTTATAGAAAATAAAACTTTTTTTATAATTCACGGGGGATTAAATCGACAATATTGTATTATTGCCAATAGAATTGATGCAAATCAAGTTATTTTATACGTTCAAAATATTTCTACTGGTTCAGGGGTAGACTCTATATTACCAGTAGATGGAGCGTCAATCGAAATAAGAGTTTATAACTAAAAAAAAAGATAAAAATGGCAACACCATATTACAGCAAGTTTGAAACAGATGCTAAATTAGAAGAACAATTAAAATTCATAAAATCAAACGAATCACTTTCTTTGGCTCAAAGAAAAGGAGATGTATTATACGGAATTTTAGACCAATATACAGGCGAAGAAATTACACTTTCAAAAGTTACAGGAACACCAACCGTTGATGGTATTATTTATTTTCAACTAGGTAGTGAGTATTTTAAAAGAAATTTTAAAGATGGGATAAAAATTAGTTGGTTTGCCCCTGATGAAACAGTAAGTAATATAATTAAGGAAACAAACCAAACTTACATTATAGATGCAGATAAAGATTTATTAACCACTACTTTTAATGTGCCAAAAAACGTTGTTTTAGATTTCACAACAGGGTCTATTACTAATGGAACTTTAAATTGTGATAATAACCTATTTACCAATAATGTTAAATTAGTAGGTACTATTGTTACTGGTGTAGTTCAAAATATTTCTTGTAATATAGATTGGTTTGTAGACTACAAAAATAACGAAACCGATAATACAAATGCTATTAAAAATGCATTTAAAAGTGTTTTTGCGACAATAGAATTATCTAAAGTTTATTCTATTAATAGTCCTATTGAATTACCTTATAATAAACTAATTAAAGGGAGAACTTCAAAAAATAATAAATTATCAGGTTTTCAAACACTAGATACTTTTACTTCTCAAACTATTACTTTTCCTTTAAGAGATGGAATTCCTACTTATTCCAAAGTAGTTTATGGTATGTTTTATCATAGAGATACAACCGCACTTGTCGCTAATGATGTTTTATTTGATGCTAGATATAAAAGTAAATATTGTATTGAGCATATTGACCTTTACGGAAATATGGCAAGTGAAAAATGTTACTTTACTGGTGCTTATGTTGCTGCGGTTTTACAATACGCTGCAGAACAACCTTATTGGAAAGACTGTAATTTTTATGCTAATGGTATAGGTATATATGCTTCTTCAAGAGAAATAAATGAAAGTAATCCAATTGTTTTATCTGGGGCTAATAAAGGTGTTTGTAATATTATCGCTGTTGAAGGGTGTTATTTAACTTCAAATAACTATGGAGTCATCTTAGATTCGGGTACAGATATAAATTTATTAAAAACAACTTTCGGGTATAATAGTATTTTAGCTGCTCAAACTTCTGCTGTAAATACTTATATAAACGGTTGTTATACGGAAGTAGACGGAACTTGTAAGTCTTATGTATCTTCATCTGGTTTTGATAACGGAACAGACGGAGTAGCACATCCTACATTAGTTGCTGCAAATAAAGATGGGATAAGTGTTGTAACTGGTTCTGATTTATATCAATCTTATTATAAAGTTAAAACATATTATAGAGCTCCTTTTGTAAATAAATTTGGTAAGATGGTTTTTGACACTAATTTTTTAAGTATAAAAGCGAGAAGTTTTCAGACTATAAATGTATCAACAGTAGAACTACCCACTGAAAGAACTGCCGCAGGAATTGATAGCTGGATAATTAATTTATCTACTGAACCTGTTATTATTAAAAATTGCTCTGAATATTCATGGTCAGTAGGAAGCGGTAAATCTTGTATGTATGTTTTGGTACATTTATCTGAGTTTTCATATTCAAAACTACCTAAATTCTCTATTGAACTTTTACAGGATAATATCAGTAATGTTAGAAATCAAAATAAAGTTGTTCATATAGGGGTTGGTTCTAATACTCCTGAAAACCATTTAAACGAGTATAAAAATAATATTCAAGGGGTGAATTTTGCAGACTATAATAATTTTCAAAATAACGCCGCTTATTTATTTAATGGAGGAAATGATTTTAATCTTGCTCGTTATTTTCAAAAAGAAACAAAGTTTATTGAAAATTATCAAGGATGGAATTTATATGAATATAAAGTAGGAACAAGTTATGTAAACGCAACTTTTGATGTGACTAAACTTAAAGACGTTGAATTTGTTGAAATTTACGTAATGATGAAAACTATTGAAAACGGTGGTTATGGAATTACTACAAGATTGGATGGAGATTCTGGATTATTGATTGGTGGAGTACAAAGCAATGACGGAGGAAGTACGATACCTGATTTTACGGCTAACGGATATTTTTTAATGAAAGCTATCTCTCCTATTAAAAGTTTCGGAGATGTTGTAAAATGGTTACAAGTTAAAGTTAGAATGGGAGGAACAAATGCTAACTTAATTAGTCAACCAAGAGTATATGCTTTAGGTGACCCTAATGGTGGAAAATTATTCTTAAAAGAAGATGAGTATATAATGTTTGGCACTACTGCTGAAAGACCTATTACAAGTAAAATCGGAAGTAGATATTTTGATACTACTTTAGGATATGATATAAATTGGAATGGCACTGTGTGGGTAAATAGCGTTGGTTCTACCGTATAATAAAATGAAAAACACCTATAACTTCAATGTCGATGTAGTAACTCCCGAAAAAACACCGAGAGAACAAATGCTTTTCGAGAAGTGGATGCCTATTTTGAAAATGAAAGTTATTTCAGATGAACAGATAAAAGAGTATAACAAAGACTTATTAAGTTTGAAAATGAAAACAGCAATCTTACTATTATTTACAAGTATAGCATTCGGTCAAAGCGAAATAGTGGTAGGCTCAGGAAGTTTAGGAAGTGGAAATTTTGTAATAGGTGGAAATATAATTGATACACCTTTGCTTTATGAAAATAAATTCACAAAACCTAAAGCAACACCAAAACCGAGAGGAAAATATAAAAAGAGTGAAGCGCAAAAACTGAAAGAAGCATTAAGAAAAGTAACCATTAAAAAGAAATAAATATGAAAAATTTTAAAACAAATTTAGTAGGGGTAGTTATATTAGCATTATTAGGATTCTATTTTTTCAACTTAATAACAACTGAACAGTTTATTACTGCAACAGGGTTTTTAATTGGAATAGGCTTCTTTGCTGCTAAAGATTACAACGTGACAGGGAGCAAAGATACTCAATCGATTTTAGGCACAGACCGACCAAATGATAGGGGATAAACTCATATTATACCTTGCTTTAGTAGTTGCCGTTTTGGCTGATGCTATTCACGGCTTATACTATATTGGAACTGGGTTATTTTTTATGTTAATTTCTTTGTATCTTTTTATAAATGATAAGCTAAGTTTTATTAAATTTGTGTTATTATGGTTATCGATTTGGAATCTAATTAAAGAAATATTTTTAGACCCGCTTCATTTTTCAATAGTTGAAATGTTAATCGTTTTATCCGTAATAATAGCAAGATTGTTTTACCGACAAAAAACTTATTAAAAAATGGCGTTACCCCGAACCAAACCTACCGATTGCATCGAGCATACGATTGAAATTAGCAACTTGAAAAAAGATATGGAAACAGTACAAAGGCACGAAAAGAAATTCAACGAAACAGTCGAAAGAGTTGAAACATCGATTGACAGTTTGAATGGTGCTGTATTAAAGATTAATATAGCTTTGGAACATTGGAAGGACATCCCTGAAAAGATTAGGAAACTAGAGGACAAATCGATAGTTTACGACCTTATAAAAGTAGGTTTGGCGGTAATATTTACTATAATTGTAAAAGATTATTATGACAATACGGTAGCAATAAAAGAGGAAAAAGAATATAAAGTAGAAAGCACAAGATGAAAACAACTCAAACGGGGATTGAATTAATATTTTTTTTTGAGGGTTTAAAATTAAAACCTTATTTATGTGCTGTAGGAATACCTACTATTGGCTACGGAAATACCTATATTGAGGACATCGTTATTGATTTTCTAGGATTGACAAAAGCGTAAATTATGAAAATATAAATGTTTAGTGTAGCAAACGAATGTATAATGATTTTTGCCGTTATGCTCTCAATGGGGTTTATAACAGCTGCGATTTATTATGTAAATAAATTATTTATAAATAACACAAAGGAAATATTGGTTAGGTTTATCCTATTAGTATTTACTGCTTTAGTAGGTGTGTTTGTAGTTGATAAAGTAATAGCTTTTAGAACTCCTTTATTGAGTGATAACCAAAATGACCAATTATTTGATTTAATAAAAACCCTTACCTTAATGATATTTAGTTATTATTTTGGTACTAAAAAAGAAAAAGATGCAACTTAGTAAAAACTTAACATTAGCTGAAGTAACAAGAAGTGAATCAGCAAAAAGAAAAGGAATCAGTAATGAGCCAACAGCAGAACATTTAGAAAACTTTAAAAAGTTAGCTATCAATATTTTTCAACCGATAAGAGAACATTTTAACGTGCCTATCCATATCTCATC